ACTGGCCTTCGGGAAATTAGAGTACAGAATGTCCAAGGCCGAGGCCCAAGACACATAGTCATAATTGCCTTTCTTCTCGACGTGAGGGCTTATGTCTACTTCCTTCAGGATTTCGTAGCTACTCCCCATCTCACCCATTTCTCTTCTCCTTCTCCAACCTCTCCAACCTCATCAACCGCTCTGTTGCGACGGTGATGTTATGCTTAATCTGANCGTTCTCTTCGACCAGCCGACTATTGTCTGCTCTCAGATCCATGATGTCTGCTTCAGTGACAGTTACTCTAGTATCAATACCTGTAATGGCATTCCAGGCTTTAGTAACTGATACCCGAATATCTCTGAACTGGTCAGAGATCGTTCGACTGCCATTCGCNTCAGCGATGGCATCATCGAGCCTTTTGGTTTGTTCCATCTTTCTCTCCTTCAAAAGCGGTGCCAAGCACCTTGTTGATTTTCAGAAGTTCACTCGCCCGGATCGGTCGATCACCACGNAGTTTTGAGTACAATGTGGTCTTCGGCCAACCCAAAACACCGGCCAACCAATTGATCCTCAAACCATTACCACGCATGAACTTCTTGATTTCGTTACTCATAATTGGTACACTTCCTACTGCGTATTAAATTACGCACAACACATATTATCGCACAACCAAGTACTATTGTCAAGCCAAAAGGCAAAAATAGTACTTCTTTTTATGTGGCGATTATTTAGATGGGAGCGTGTATAATGGAAAGACTCGGAGATGTGATGAGAGAGGCTTCTTCCCGCTTGGGCAGGAAGGTTACGCAACTTGAACTGAGCAAAGCCACTGGCGTTTCACAGGGGCATCTCAGCAACGTAGTCCTTGGTAGGCAGAGGGCTTCAGCCGAATTACTGCAAAAGATCGCAGATTATTTGTCCTCTATTGATCATGGGAAGGAGTATTCAGCCGGTGATCTTGTCAGTGATGCACCGACCGCCAAAGCACCTGACAATACTCGTGGCATAGTAACTCCTGCCGTGCTGGGAGAAGGTTTTGTGACACTGCCAGAGGTATCGCACATACCTTGTGGCGGTTTCGACAACATAACTTCGCAGGAGGTTAAGGAGTGGCATCTAGTGCCGAAATCGCTGGTCGGTTCAGCCAAGATTATCGTCAGAGCGGTAGGCGACTCGATGAGTCCCTACATCATCGAGGGCGACCTGCTGATGGTGGAAGAGGTGGATGTCNTGGACGTNCAGTCGGACGATGTGGTTATCGCTGAGATCGAAGGTGAGTTCAGTTGTAAACGTATCAGCAAAAGCGAAGATGCGATTGCACTGCTACCTGACAATCCGCATTACAGGCCGATATTTATCAACGGTCAGACCGTCAGGATCGTGGGTCGAGTGGTAGGTCTGCATCGTAAAGTTTAGGCAATAAAAAACCCCAGCCGGAGAACTGGGGTTATTACGAAGGATCTAATACTGATGTCAGAGTATTAGTCTCACTACTATACCATTTAATGGTCTGGCAGAAACGGTGAGTTCTTTCTTCGCTGACGATACTGTCGCCGGGTTTGGGACTCCTGTTTCTGTCTTTCTATCGCTTGGTCGGAGTGGATCTCGACTCGCTGATCCTCTTTCTCGCTCTCAGAGATCAAGACCAACAGACCTGCCAGCACCGTGCCTAGCACGCCCAGTACGCCCAGCCAACCTAGTTTCTCAGCCAAAGTGACTATACCTGGCAACAGATCCAACGGGAACTCGCCCATCACCGACATTACCAGTATCACTTTCCCTGCCATTAACAGCCAAGCCATGCGTTTTGCGCCAGGACTTTTTATGCCGTTTTGCCGATCAAAGTCTTCGGCCTCTTCGTTGACTTGAGACTGAAACGATTTGACCGACAGGAACAGCCGAATCACCAACAGAATAGGATTCATTCATCAGGTCATCAACAGTTTAACCAGTATCCCTGCCAAACTCGATGCGCCTACGCCACCAATTACTGCCAGCATCTTATTGCTAGTTTCTAACCTGCCTATCGCCACCTGTACTGCCACCAGATTCTCTTCCACTTTAGCTAGTCGTATCGATAGATCTTTCAACTGTGCTTCGTAACCGTCAGACATCATCCACTCCAATCATCCTGCTGTGCTGATTGTAGGTATTTCTCATCATCCTCAGAGCCAGAGAACCAGAAATCAACCGCTTTTCCCATACTTACAGATAACCCGCCTATAATTAGCAAAAGTACCTCTTTGGCCTCAGAATCGATGGCAACCGAAGCAGCTAGACAGTAGAGCATCGAGCCTATTATCGTCATCTGTGAGGCGATTAGTGCAGCAGTGATTAGCCATTTCCGTGCTTGGCGGTACTTGATGATCGAGATGATCTCTTGGTTGATGAAATGGCTGCGAACAGCATCACCGTTCTCCTTGGCTGCGTCAGGTAGTTCAGCCCGTTCAGTCTCAAAGTTATCGGACATTATCGGTTTCTGACCTTAGACACTGGGGCTTAAAAATCAAATCCCTCTATCTTAGCACCCAAATCGGCTTTCAGATTCCGTTCCCTTTCAGCCAATGCCTTAAGAGCGTTTTCGCTATGCGTTTCTTGACTGCGATCTTTTCTGTAGATCTGGCGACCACCCTTCAGCCCGAACCTGACAGGCAAGTTAGACTCATCTAGGAACTTAACCACATCCTTCAGCGGCTCTAGCCTACTGTTACCGAACCGTTTGCGGGAATCACTCAGCCTTCTATACTGATCCTGCCCTATAACCACAGCCAGCACTGCGCTTCTGGCTAAGTTCCAACTGCCTCTGGTTGCGCCGAATATGACATTAGCGATAGTATTTAAGCCAGACTTCCCTGGCCCAAATAAATCATCAAGCCCCATTGAGGCTACTTCAGCCACCTCGCCTTCTCGCAAACGGCCTACACGCTCAGAGTTCAAGGCCGATCCTTCCTGCGCTTCCAAAGCCGTCCTCAAGGCTAACAGGTCATCAGCCACGTCAGCACCGACAATAGCTCGTAATCGCACCTCGGCTGAAGTCGGATTTCCGTTAGCGTCCAAACCGTTTAACACTGTATCAAAGTTCTTGGCTGTCACTCGGCCCTTGCTGGGATTCCTGGAACGATCCAAGAACATGATGGTAAAAGCCGAACGCAACTCACTGGCAATGCCAGGGTCAACCGACTCTAGTTCTTTGTAGAACGAGGCGATGTCTGGGGTTGGCAGGAACTGTGTGCGGCGACGACCACCTTTGAACAGCAGGTCATCAACCAGCCTGTCCAACTGGCCTGGGTTCTCGATGGCTTCATAAACAACCTTACCAGCCTCACCGTTGAGGAAACTTGCTCCTTCAGCATAAAACCTGTTGATCTTGGCATACTCATTAGCGAACTCAATATCACCAGATTTCCTGGCGTAGGCCTCTGCCGAATTATTCAAATCGATTGTTAGCGCATCTTGTATGCTTTGCAGATATGATCTGGCTGATGGTGTTATGTTCATCTTTCCCATGTCACTGATCTGTTCCCTCAAAGTTGTTCGGGCCTGTTTGATCAGAGCCATTGAAGCGTCAGTGACTTCACCTTGCGTTAGGCCGGGGATAGTATCATCAAGAAAGGCTTGGACTGCTTGCAACTTAGGCGAGGGTTTCCCTCCCCCAGCTATTATCTCATCTTCATAACTGAGCAACTCGCTATACTTATTCAGGGTGGCAGTGAATTTGCCCTCGACCGCTTTTAACCCTTCCGGCACTTGGCCTTGCATCATCTGGGCGGGAGTGTACCTTGTCCCTGCTGCCCGTTTCTCACCACTGCCGGTTATCGCAGCGAAAGCTGCCTTATCTGCCGTTGGCCTGATTCTACCATGCAGTGAATCGAACATCGAGTCGCTGGTGTCGTGGAATTTCTGGCGATAGTCTTCCACCGCTTGACCGATCCTGTTACCGGCATCCGCTGGCGTGACCGTACCCAGGCTCTCCCTCATCCTGTCTGGTGCAGCAAAGAAATCCTGTAACTGACGAAACAGTTTACGGTTCTTACCCTTGAACAACTTACCCTCTGTCTTGAAAATCCTGGGATCGTCAGACACAAACGAGGCCGGCAACCCTTCCTCGCCCAATAACCCTTTCTGTTGCAATCTACCTTCTGCCGCCAACACATCAGTCTTGCCAGTGCCAGCCATAGAGCCAGGAGCAAGAGTCCTCAACCCACCGGTCAACACGTTCTGAAGCAGAGCAGTGGGGTCAAGCAGGTTAGAGCCTCGCTGAAAGCCTTGCAGGACACCCTGCATCTTCGCACCCAAGCCGGGTATCTTTGCTGCTCCACCGGCACCCATGCTCAGCAGTGACAGAGCGTCCGAAACTGGCTCAAACGGATCTCTAGCCACCTTGCTTTTCAGGCCGTCCTTCAAGCCGTATTCCAAAACCCCCTCGGCCAAGGCTCTGATGGCGGGATGATCTGCCATGTCGAACTGCTCTTCACCCTTGGGCCGGAATGCGTCTGTCAATATCTTCGGTGCTGCACTGGCTATCTCTGGGCCTAAAGTCTTGACCGCTGACGGCAAGTGCCTGACACTTCCAACCGCTTGGGCAAAAGAGTCTATCCAGGGCGCATCCTTGATAATATCTGACCAGGGGACATCGGAAACCGCCAACCTGTCTTCACGTTCCTTCTCAGCCATCCACTCGATAAACAGCGGCTCTCTTAGCAGGTCGGCTTGCAGATCCTTTTCCCAAGCCCGTTTCAAACCATACTCGCCACCCGGCCCTAGCCCTTCCGTTTTTAAGCGAGTCACCAGTTCATCAACCATTGAGCCTAGTTCGTGCGACCGAGGCGGCAAGTAGCCCTCCTCCTTCAAGACGGCATTGACCTGCTCCCTGGTACCGCCACCTACTTCCACCATCTGGTTATAGGTGGCTACATCTATCCGCTTGTCGTATTCCCTTGAAACAAATCTATCGGCCATTTGATCACCTCATGGTCTAGGGCTATTGCCGGGGAGTAGTTCTATGACAGCCTTCCGATCAAATTCGCCAGTTGGTACTGGCGTGGCTGTATCGGTGCTGAAGGCACCCAGAGACGGCATGAACCCGCTAAAGATCTTTCGCAAAGCAGCTTCATCGTCTTTAGGCAAATCGAAGTCGCTGGCAGTCACGTCTACGATCTCATCAATCTTAGGTGGTGGCTTATCCCTCTCACTCTTAAACAGTGTTTCCCAATCAGAGGCTGTGTATCCTGAAGTGTCAATAACATCACCGCTAGAAATAGTATGTCGATAACCCAAGACATCTGCCACCTTGATGAAACTGTCACGGCCTTCAATAACTAACGCTTCATTCTGCTTCTCGCCCAACAGGGCCACTTCAGCTTCATGCGCATAAACCAAGCCGAGCCGCACTAAAGCCAACCTTTCAACGTTAGTCAGCCCAGCACCACCTTTATCCATCTTTGCCCCTAGCCAACCTTTCATCTGGTTGACCGTAGGCAGATTCCTTCCAGTTCGTGAATACTCGGACTCTCTAACCACACTATCGGGATCAGTTAGCTTGTTGTAGATCATAATCAGAGCCTGGTCGATACCCACAAAGCTGCCCAGGTCACCCATCTTCCCTTCGTTAGCCAGTTGCTTGATGGTGCTTGCCAGTCGTCCCACCTGCATCCGCATCACATAAGCGTCCTGGTAGACCTTCTTAGACTCAAAGGCTTTGCGGTATCCTCTGATGGCAGTCATCTCTTCTGCCCCAATCTCTTCACTGGCTGGGATTATCACTTCTGGTTCGGCGATACCAGTTGTGTCAACCCTATAAAGAGACCCACCGGTAGTCTTCTCATACCTGAACCGATCAGGTGTTACCCCCATTGCCCAAGCCGCTTCACGTGTGGTACCGGCAGGAAGGCCCAAGGCCGAAGCCTCTTCAGTTGTTAAGTGCTTGGCCTCTGTCAACTTCAAGGCTGTCAACTCATTATTCTTCCTCAATCTATCTATATCCTCTGATGCTTCTTGGGCGAATATGCTGCCTGGAACCGCAGCCTGACCAACGCCAGCCACCTTAGCACCCGAAAGGGATTCGATTATATTCCAGTCCTCTTCCGGCATACTACTTCTAAGTTGAGACAAGGCAAACTGCCGCATCTGCTCCTCGGTAAACCTGCCCTGCTGACCGGTTGGCAGGCCCAATTCAAGTAAACGGAAGGCATCCCTCATTACTTTGGCCTTGTCAGGATCAGTCAGTTCCAGTTCTGCCACATAATCTTCCCGTTCTTTTTTTAGTCGCAACTCCGCTTGTTTGTCATCTTTATCTTGCCGTATCTTGTACTCAAGTGATTGCATGGCCGGGCTGGCTTTGGGATGCAACTTGCTGTCCTCAAATTCCTCTCTGGCTAAAGCCAGTTTATCGACGGCTAACTGCTGCTCCCGGGGAAGCAAGGCCGTCTGCGCCTGGTACCTCTGCAACTGGGCCGCCTTCATCTGTTCCTCGACATCAGCCAGAGCCTGCCGCTGCCGTTGCAGGTCGCCCTTCTCACGAGCGTCCAGAAAACCCTGCAAACCGTTAGCGATTGCCGCTGAAATTAGTAGTCCTTTATTTACTGGCATACATGCTCCTTATGACAGTCGAGGTTGATCGCCATACAACTCGTCCAACCAGCGGTTCCCCAGCGGTGTCAATCCCGGATCGCCCTGCCCATAATTCAAATTAGGCTTAGGCGCAAGCAAACCGCCCAAAGCACCACCGACCAAACCACCCGCTGGGGGAAACAAGGCTGTCCCCGCTACCGAACCTGCCGTACCCAAGATCATCGACAGCACCTTGTATAGCATCTGATCGCTTTGCATCTGATCCTGACGTTGCAGAGCATCCTGCTGTTGAGCATAACCCAACCGCATCTTAGCCACTTCGCTCTGCGCTCGGCCCAGAGCCTGGTTCATAGCCTGAGACTGCAAGCCAGCCGCTAGAGGCGAATTACCCAGCCCTCGACGGTTAAATGATTGGCCCATCTGCTGCCCAATAGACGAAGCACCCTGCATAGCATCGGCATAGTACTGTTGAGCAATCTGCTCCAAGATGCTTTTAGTATCGACTGTTGGCTGCTGGGCTACCTGTTGGATAGGGCCGAGGTCGCCATAGGTACGCTTCATCCGTACCGCCCTAGAACTTCTAGGGAAGGCTATATTGTGTGCGTCCTGACGAGCAAGTGTTTCTAAACTCCCGTTTCCGGGCGGGTTTCCATATGGTGTAGATCCTCTGCCTGCCATGTCATCGACTCCTGAATTGTAACTCAAAGAAGCGCACCGTTTGTGCGCCGGTTAAGGTGAACCCGACCTTGTGCTTGTAGCCACGCTGGAAGCATCGGATGGTGAAGTTGTTGTTCTTGGTCAGAGATCGTCCGGTAGGTGAGGCTTCAAGCACCCCGTCAACCCATATATCGAGGCGAACATTGCCCTCCTGTTCATCTTCAGTGCCGATCCGCACCGCATCCAGGCGGGTGGGCTTGGTAAAGGTGAACTCTTGTGAGGTGTAGGACGGTACGATCTCGGTTGAGTTGTCATTGGTCGAGCCAGCCCCGCTGCGGGGGAAGACTTTAGCCACCTGATCATCGACATCTCGCAAGGCGTATAAACCGATACCGTGTTCGCCGTCTTTAGCACTGGGATTGCTAACGAAGCTAGTCATGTTGGCTGAAGAGCCGAAGTTGTGGCTCGTCCACTGGTCACGTAACTCATCGAACTGGAGAAGAGTGATATCGCCAATCGACCTTCGCACCAGATAGACCGAACCTTCATGGGCCACTAACTGATGGATCACGCTATCAGCAGGGACTTCCAGACTGTCCAACAAGTCCTGGATAGCCTGAGAGATCCAAGCAACATTACCGTCCCGATCTATACGATAAACCCGTTGATCGTATTCGGAATAGAAGTAGACGTTGCCCAAAGATTCAGCCACGCACCAGTCGTCCTTGGCTCCCATCAGAGTCAGGTACTGACTCAAGTCCAGATCGGTGCCTGGTTGTTGTTTGCCATAGATGCCGCTGATCACGCCCTGCCCACGCACCAACTGGATCGACCTCTCGCTGAACACGGCCAGATAGTCACGAGAGGCACCGATGCCGGTAATGTTGTTACGAACGTTAACAACATGGGGGATGACCGAACTCTCGTCAGGGAAGATATCGTATAATGGAGCCGCTGTTTCGTCCAGGGCTGAGAAGACTAGCTTGTCCGTGCTGCCGACACTGCCCCAAATCCTACCGCCGTAGAGTGTGATGTTAGTCAGATTGTTGGGCGGCTTGGCTGAACCTTCCAGTTGCCCAGCCAGTCGAGATATACCATACGAGAGTGTACCGTTTGTAAAATAGCCCAGAGAATAAGATATAGGCAATGAACCTGCGTATTTAAGAGGCGCACTTTTAGCCAGTGTTTCTTCATAGCCTTCAGCATCGGGAAAACTAACCGGAGTCCCTTTATCAGTGCGGTAAACGGCCAATCCTGTGATCTGCTTATCGATACCGGCCTCCCAGGTAGTAGGCGCACCAATATCGGTCATAGTTATCTTGACCTGATTCTTATCTTCCGGCACCGTAGCTATGATACGGTTAGACAAAGGTGACATCCCGCCATGCCTTAACTCGAAAGCAAAAGCAAAAGCATAAATCCCTGCCTCTAGCTTGGCACTACTGCCAGAATCATAGGTGTAATCAATGTCCCAAGATGTCCCCGAATCAGGTGTCGGCGCATCGACCCCCCACTTATACAGCGCAGGTGTAGTTTCACTGGTATCCAGCCATAAATTCGCATCAGTACTAGCCAGAAAAACTCGATTGTTATCAGCCACCACCAACTTCAGCCGAGCAGTGAAATAAGCGGTATAAGTCGATCCGGTTTCGCCGGTCTGGTTAGTGACTGCCGACCAGGTGTCATTAACACCATAATAGAGTCCGTTATTGGTCTGCATCAGCAGTTTCTGGTTAGCAAAGAAGATCTGCATCGGCGTTCCAGTATCGCCCAAACCGGACAGACTGAATGAGTTGTTACCTGTCCAGCCTCGTCGTGTCTCCAACACACCGTCATTAGTGATATTGAAGTTCTCGATCAACGAGGCTCCCTGGGGCGAATACTCGTTGATCCCTTCCGAAAAGTTCGTGACCGAATATAGTTTTTTCATTAGTGTTAAATATCGTCGGACTGAACAAAGGCGAACCAACTCAACTTGATATTGTCGTTCTGGTTCCAACTCGGAATGTCGGTATCCGTAATAGTATGAGTTGAAATAGTTATCCCCGCCGAGGTCTTCACCGTCACCCCAGTTGGCCTATTAGGACTAGGCACCCCGTTAAAAGCCACAACCGGTGTGGCTGCCCGTGTCTCACTTGAAGCATTAGCCATAGTTGCCACGTTGCCAATATCGGTGAAGTAAGGGTCGCCCACGTAAACAATGGTGGTTTGGGAAGGGCTAACAGAATCCCATTGGTGGATATGAGTTGGCGCCCTATTGGGCAGATTGCCTAACCCCTGACTAACCTCAATAGTATCACCAGCACTATCCACATAAGTTAACTCGAAAGTATCGACAGCCACGTCCGGGCCAGTGGCCGGAGACTGAACAGTGTCTCTTAACAATCTCAAATACTCAATACTGCTAGTGTTGCTATCAGTATAAAAGTTAGTGGTGGCACTGAAAGTTAACCTGTAGGTAACCGTAACCTGATCGTCATTATCGATCTTATTGGCAGTACCCACATCACCCGTCAGATCACCATAACCAGCAGTGGATGTGGTATAGGGGCTTTCACCTACTACAGCCTGGGCCAAAACGTCACTCCCTGTACCAAGCAACTGAACCTGAGTAATATAAGTCTTAGTGCCATCGGCCTCTATTGCATCAAACGAAGCCGGGAACAAGTCTAAGCTCGTATCATTATCAGCGGCGAAAACCAAATCCGCATAAACGTAGTCCACAAAAGCCTCGTTAGTCGTGTTATCACCTGGGGTGATGTTAGTTGGAGTCAAGGCATTTGTGTACCAATCAGCAGTAGCGTCACTGGCATGGCCCTTGACATGAACCTTGATAGTGGACGGGCTATCAGCAGTATTATAGGTATAACTGCTACTAGTAATCCTGTCAGCTAACTCCTTGCGTATATCTGCCGCCAGGTCATTACTAGTCGTGCTAGAAAAAACCTGCCCGTTAGCCTTCTTGACCGTAATTGTAACTTTGCCACTAATGCCGAATGATTGCATGTGATCCCCTAAGATTGTAGTTCCATTGAAAATCTGGTTTCGATGTTTGTGCCACCATAATAAGCCGTGCGAAGCCTCTCTTCTAAAGTGGTGTTGGCAACAGTCATATCTGGCCGACTGGAGTGGACACTGCTAAAACGTGCGTAATAAGGCGTGTACAAACCCGCTTCGGGAGATTCCCATTCCAAATCGCCTTCAGATGTCCCGATAAAAGAACCCGCACCTTTAGGAGTCACTGTCTTGACATCAATCAGGTTGGCAGTCTCACTCTCTAGCCTGGCCTGATTAGGCACAACATATCGGCTATTATCGGCCTCGTAATCAATGATATTTAGCACACCTACCATTACCTTTGACACCTCCTGGAAGTACGAACTGTTTAGAGTACTGTTAGCCTCACTGGGAGCGACAGTGATAGTGTAAGCGACCTCTATCTGATCCGAAGGGCTAAAAAAGACACCCTCAATAGAACTACCGCTAACCCCAGCGATAGGCCAATAGGATTCATTTAGCAGACCCACGCTATAGACGTACATCCCATCATCGCCCTGACTGAACTGAGTTATAGTAAAAAAATACATCCCGCCATTCGCCAGGACAGCCCTGGATTGGATTCGGGGGTAAACAGTCTCCATATGGTTACTAGTAACAGATAAAAAGTTAGGCACATATTCATCAGGGAATGGCGTATCATCCCTCATCTTGGCGGCTAAAGCGTACCTGACTACTGGCTGAACCTGATTATTGAAAGTGTGAGTAGACTTGACACAACCATCAGATCCTATGACCCTAATCCTAATCTGTCCTGTCACGAACTCTTCCCTTGAACAGCCTTGTCCGAATAGGCAACCATAACAGCAACGGTTTGCTCCTCAGTTTCACCCTTAACCTTTTCCACCTGCACACTAACTCTTGAGTTTGTAGGATAACCGTACTCGTCCTTCTCCCATTCATCCACACCAAAGGCAACCGATTTAGTTACCTGATAAGTGGCACTGATATTAGCCCTGGAATCATCACCAACACCGAGAGCCAAACTTTTGGTAATAAAGCGATTGTCAAAAATATAGGCATCAACAGCAGACCCGTCAGTAACACCTAAAGCTATCGAGGCTGTGACACTGCGATCATCGTAGACCGTAGCGTTGCCAGTCGCCTTATCAGTAACACCCAGAGCCAGGGACTTAGTGATACTCCGATCATCATAAACAACACGGTCGCTATCGGCCAGATCACTGACACCTAAAGCAATCGACTTAGTAACTAAATGAGTGTCGGTTGCCTTGAAAGTGCCATCAGTGGTATCTATCACCCCAAGAGCAATAGACTTGGTGACATGATTATTATTAACTACCGTGAGAGCCGACACCTTGGCAGTTTCTGTTATGCCAAGAGCCGCAGATCGTGTCAAGAAATGATTGGTAACCTCATTAACATCTGCTCCGGCCTCATCACCAACACCCAATGCTATCGAAGCAGTAACACTTCGGTCATCAGAGACTGTTGTGTTCCCAGCCCCAGCATCAGTCACACCCAAAGCTATCGAGGCCGTAATACTACGGTCGTCATGGGCCGTAGCGTTACCAACGGATGCGTCAGTCACACCCAAAGCTATCGATTTGGTTAGTAAATAGGCTTCAGACTCTCTAACACTAGCCGTAGCCTGGTCACCAACCGAAAAGGCTATGGAATTAGATAAGTCACTATCTTCTATAGACGGCGCATCAGTTACGGTTACTGAGGACAACCCAAAGTCGATAGATTTCGTTAGGTTATGAACCTGCCCAACCTTTTGGGCCACCGACGAATCTAAAGAGGCAAAGGCAACGCTCTTAGATAACCGATGGGCTACAGGCTCCTTCCCATACCGATTGCCCTCAACCTCGACATTTGTCCACTTCATCCATTAGCCGTAACGTAAACTTCGTCCGTGCATCACGTTGCGTACCGTCCGACTACCTCGGATATTCCGGGTACGCAGGAACTTCTGTATCTTCTGCAACTCCATCTCATACAGCGCATAGGCTTGAGCCGACAGGTTATTGCGTCCACCCTCGGCTTTCAAATGGACTTCGTATTCGGCATGAAGCAGTGCCGCTTCCAGGGCGATCTCTGGCAGTTCAAACTGATCGGTGGACAGATCCATCCTGCTAGGGTAACGAGCGTAATAAGCAGTCAAGCCTTCAGCCTTCTTCAGTTTCAGGATCTCGTAATCAGCCGACACATCAGCATCAGCCAGAAAGGTTATCGTCCAAGTCCCATCAGTATTCAGGTATATATCTTCTTGCGGCTTGATTATCTGGGCCGAGGTGCTGGTTCGCCGGTAAGTCCTCTTCCCTCTCGTAGTACTGCCTTCTGCCACAATATAAACATCATCATCATCACCACCAGTCAACACCCCACCGCTTAACCGCACCGCATAGAGTTGGAATGGCTTGGTATCCGTACTACCCATATTGTTGTCGATAGTCAGAGAGATCACAGTGGAATATCCGCTGATAGAACCAGAATCTACCACCTCTACCGTGATGGCATCGGTCGGCTGGGGATAGACATGCAAGATCGGCAGTGTTTTCTGCCCTCGCTCAATTAAAAGGTCATCCCCCTCCCGAACCATGTTGAGTTCACCACCGAACATTTGGGCTGTCAGTACAGGTTGAGAGCCAGTAGTGATAGCCGAAATCGTACCGGAAGAGTCGTCGGTCAGGTTGTAAACAATATCGCCCACCCTCAAATCAAACCCAGACCAACCTAACGCCCCGCCGTCACTGTTATAACGATTATCTAACCGAAAGGAGTGGTCATCATAAGTTGAATCGCCAAAATAGCTGCCGAGAGACACGTTAGCCCTGGCTACAAACTCACCCGTCTGCCCGAAAACATCGAAATAGATTGGCCGGTCGCCGGTGCGGTCAATGTCCTGAAACCCCTGTAACGGTCGTTGCTCGACCTCGTATCGTGTGTTGCTGTCTTCCCAAAAGACCTCTTGCACCCCGATCAGATCGTCGGGTAAAGCGTACTTGGTCACGCCAGGTTCCAATTGCAATTTCTTATGCGCTGTCAATAAGGCAGTCCCATTCCGATATAAGTCGCTGGCTACCTTACGAGCCGCATCGTTCAGGATCATGTCCCTTTCGGTGGAAGACAGAAAGTTCCCGTCCGGGTCACCTGTTCGCACGTTGAGTCTAGTTCTTAGATCGGATAGTGTTAATGCCATCTTTTTAGGTAGGTGCAAGAGTGGCAGCCGTTACAGCCACCACTCTTACTGAAAAGGTTATACTGCTGTACCACCGACTTCAGGAGCAGCACCTAAGTGTATCCAGAAGTTCTTGGCTCGGTCATCACAGACCAGCTGAGTTTTAATCTTCAGTTGACCTTCAATCACCGCTCGGTCAGGATGTGTTTTGAAGCCACTGAACTGTTGATCCAAGGCTGGATGGATAGCCATGTAGGTATGCTTGCTGTTGATACCAACCACATCACTAGCACCAATAAAAGGATCAGCCATGATGGTTGTGCCGAAAGCGTTCCAGGTCATATTTTGGTTGAACCCAATGTTTGACATGGTTTCGTCACGTCTAGTTTGGCCTTCCAGCAACATCTCTAGCCCGACATAGACTCGTGGGTTAACAAAAACGTAATCCACGCTGTCGGTACCGCCCTGAGCGCAGTCGTGCAAGGCCAAGCCTAACAGTTCCTTGCTCAAGTTATACCTCTGGTCAGTATCACTGCCACCAGAAACATAACCAGACCCTCCGACATCGATGAACTTCGACCGCCACTTATTAGTAGCAGATCGATCTGTCGCCGCACCGCTTTCACCTGCGGCATTATGAGTGTTGTGGTAAGTGTCCAGCAAGCCTAAGCTAAAGTCTCCTAGAGCAGCAGCACCGACTCCACCAAAGGTGCCACCATCCAGCAGTGTGAAAACGCTATGGATAGCATTGGCATCATCGTGAGCGTCAGTATTAGGGCCGCCATCATTGCTGGCTATAGCCGTAGCTAAAGCATCCGACATATCGTCAGCAGCCATCTCGACCTCTTTGCCGAAGATGTTGAAGACCGTGTTTCGGTCACGCTCCGGGATACCACTGATATTGTCGATATTCAGCAGGTCGTTGATGTTCAGACCAGCGTTCTCGACTAACATCGATTCGGTAACCATCACGTTAACCGACAAGTCTTTCCAGCTATACTCGACCTGAGCAAACTGTTGTGAACCCGTGTCAGCCGCCGCATCAGCATTGCCAGCACCAGAAGTGCCATCACCGATATTACGGAGAGCCGTTAGTGAGTCGCTACCATAGTACCACTGACTAGTGTTTCGATTGTATCGGACGTGCGCCCGAATGGGTGAACCAGTTTCACGTTTAGCAGCGTCTTGAAGTACCCGTAGTAACGGGCTAGTTTTTGATAATAGGGCTGTGTTTAACCCTTGTTGAGACGGCAAAGTCGCCATCTCGATCTGTTGCAAAATTGTGGTTCCTGTACCACCTATTCCTGCCATCGTATTGCCTCACTAGACGACGACAGCAAAAGATCAAGATCATATTACCCTCGTCGTTTTTGTATCTCGTTGAGCAGGTCGGGATTAGCGGCTAGTATTCTGCTTTTCTCGGAGAACGACATTTGGCCGGATTCCATCTGTGATACCAAATCAGCCGTGTCCGTGGCGGGTGCTGGTCTGGTACTGTTACTGGTGGCTGAAGGTGGAGGAGCAGCCGTGTCCCGTTGGGGTGCTGCCTCTTTCCGTTTATTGCGGATCGAATTTAACTCCAGAAGTCTATATCCCTTCTGTATCTCACCATCATCAAAGAATTTCTTGGCTAAACGTGCGTCTTCGACACTAACGCCGAACTGCTGTTGCATCTCCGTGACTTTGGCATCCTCTTGTTCCCGTTGTTGGTATCCCTGGAGCCTCTGCTCCATTTCAATGAAACGGGGAGCCATTTCTTGAACGGCCTGATTTATTCGGGCTTGGCCTTCGTCTTCGGAGTACTCGTAATTGGATGGCTGTTGACTGTGCTGTAGCTGCTGTTGCAATTGGGCAATCTGTTGATCTTTCAGTTGCACTTGTTGTTCCAGACCTGATCGGGCCTCTCCCAACTCGGTGATCTTCTGACTAGCGTTATTGCGTTGCTGGTCGAGTTCACCCCTTAATTGCGATAATTCAGTATCTACAGGATCAACTTCGGGTTCTGGAGTCTCGACATCAGGTGCTTCTTCCGAAGTTGAGTCGAGGTTACTCTCTACTTGCATTTTTGCTCCTTATGAGGCCCGTTGCCGGGTGTACTCGTCATTATGTGCCGGTAGCCACACCACCCGCTTGCGGGTTGGACAGCATCTCTGGCACCTGGTTAGCCAGGTCGCCGGACGGCGTTGTGCTGGCTAGTTGTCCTTGCAGAACCTCTGCCTGGCCTAGTGCCTGGAAGATCTCTGCTTTGCGTTCTTCCGATAACTCGATATTGGTGTATCGGATGAATTCCTTAACATCGAACACGCCGGACTGCACCATAGCGAAAGCGTAATTGATCTTATCGGTCTGGTTCAATGGCGCATCGGCTTTAGAATCGATCTCTACGCTGTATAGCAGTTCCCGCATAGCTTCACTGAACAGCAGGTTCTCGCCTTCGTCGTAGGTGTTAGTCTCTCTGGGATCGTCGAACTGTTTGAACTGTTGCATCAGGCTGAGTTCCAACCGGGCCTGTCGNCTGTAACCGTCATCCATAGCCTGGATCTTAGGTGATTGACGAGAGAAGGCGTTGCTGGTCAACAGGCTGGCTAATCGGCCAGAGGCACCGGAATAAGGTTCCTGGCCTTGCAGGACTGGGCTGATGCCAGAGGTGTTCTGTCGAGTAGTGCCTTCCAACTCNTTCAATACGTTCANCACATCGCCGGGTACTGGTGACGGCGGTATGCGCTGGATCTTGTCCAACCGTTCGACCGGGATGATCAGGCCAGGCTGGTTGGTCAGGTCTTCGTACTGAACCGCACCGTCTTCCACCAGCCATTGCGAGTTGGACATCAACAGCGAGTTGGCGATAACTGTGTTGTATAGGATATTAACCCCGTCCTGGACTGACAGCAGTGGCTCGGCCTCAGACCGGCCATGCACAACATGCGGTATAGGGTTAGCCACATAACAGACAACTGGGAACTCGTCGTGCCAGTAGACGTTGGATTCGTCATAGACCACCGACTTCTCGTTGACCACCACTACCGTTCGTGAGCGGTCACTGTATTGCATCTGNCCNTCACCCTGATGGAAAGCCTCAGTCATACCGTGATCGGCATCGTAGTAGCACTCCAGCACTGGATACCTTCGTCGCTCCATCGGNGANTCACTGCCAGTATCACCGGAACCACCGTCCTGGAAGAAGTTGCGTAACCTTCGCATCCAGGATCGGCCCTCGCCTTTGATACCGGACTTGGAATAGACGCTATCGGCCTCGCCTTGAGCGTATTCGTGTTCGTCCAACCCGTAGAGGTACTTAATATCGGTAGCGTCCATATAGTGACGCACGATCACGTACTTGGAGTCGTTGAGATCCTGTCGGGTTCCCATCGGATCGACCAGCACGTCTTCAAAAGGGATGATGGGCAGTTTGACCTGATTGGTGTGGCTACAATAATGTATCTTGCGATAACCCGTACCGTTGATCAGGACATCCATCAGCAGTTTGCTGACCTCTAGCCCTTCATTCCGCTTCTGGTGGGTGGCTTCCAGGATGTCTTCCATCCGGTGAGCCAATTCAGAATCTGTTAAGCCGGTCGGGATCTGCATCCCGCTCTCCGGATCGGTAATTACCCCGCTCAAGTCCGGGAAATCTGCTCGGACAAAATACTTAGGCCGAGCCTGGGACAGGATAGGCGATAGGGTGTCGATCACTGGAGCCACGATATTACGGGTCAGTCGAAACTTCCAGGACGGCACCTCGGCATCGACATAGGCTTCGCCCTCATCGATCAGGTACTGGTTGCCCAGCAGGTAGAGCCAAGCCTTGCGACAGACCTTGACCCGTTCTGAGATAGCGTCCTCGGCATCATGCCGCATCTGCTTGATGCAATCGACCAGTTCGTCCTCGTCCATGATCTCCAGGAAGTCTTTATCGTTATACATAATCCCACACTGTCTTTTTGTTGCGTGACTCTTTCCAATGATTGAATTCAATCACCTTTCTACGCCGTTCATGCCATCGGTTAGGCCGAGGTGCTGGTAAGCCTTCGTGAGCCAAAACGGCCCCGATGCAGGCGAAAACACCGTCATCAAAGAAGCCGGTTCGGGTCTGGCCCTGAACCCGTTTCTTGCGCTTATTGATAGCTTGAGGCCGACCGTTAATAGTGACGAAAGTCGAAAATTCGCTTAATACGTCTTCGTTCCATAGCTCCAACTCACCAGAATTGAAAGCGGTCTGCAACAGGGCCACGCCCATCCGACGAGAGGTGGAAGTGTTGCGCCAGCCCAACCGTTCCGACCCGCTCAACCCCACATCCTTCTCTCGCAGTACATGCTGACAGCCCCGTTCAGTCAGTAACCTGTTGACCGAACCGCCGTCAGCGTTGGATTCCACTAACACTCTGGCATCGGAGTAGTAGAGACTCATCATGCGGATCTGATCCACGAACTCATCGATATCCACCTGCCGACCGTCCCGCCCTTTCAACACACAGACAATCTCTAAGGGCAACCGTTTCATCACTACCGCACAGGAAAAGTCACCAGTATCCAGCCCTTCAGCCACGTCAGCACCGATTACGTAACCAGAGAAATAGTCCACTTCTGGCGGTTTGTGCATGGTCACGATCCCGTTCTGCTGCGGTCGGAACTGGACACTGCCGTGCATATCGAACAGGGTACCCAGGGCCGGTTCTTGTGGTGATCGACCCCGCAGGTTATCTATCCGAGCCATATCGAAGATACTGAGGGCGGCTGTCTTGAAAGCCGTCTCCCAGGTGGAAGGATACTGACGGTCGAACTCGTCCAGAGAACCCTGGCATCGGTTACGGATAGCCGCCCTGCGCCAGTTAAGTGCTTCCAGCGACAGGCCGTAAGCCTCCAACAACACCACTTCGTCACCGTAAGGCGACTCGGTATTATCGCTCAGGCCCTCTTTGAACAGTTCAGCCTCGTCCTGGTTAGGAAACGGAGTACAGTATTCGTCGTGATCGAACCAGGGGATGAACAGAGCCTCGAAATCGGACTTCTCTTCTACCGCTCGTATCCACTCTTGATAGAAATCGTCACCGTGCTGATTGGCCGTAGTCTCCAGAAAGATGGCCGTGTCCTGGTTGTCCGGCACGGTCTGGTACAACATAGCCAGTGTCTCCGACAGAGCGGTAAAGAAAGCCGCTTCCGAGCAGTGGACTAGGTTATAGGTAAAACTGGTGATCTTCTTCTCACCCTCGACTCGGATCTGTGAGTTGAGCGGGTCAGAGAACTTGAGCAGGGTGCCTTCACGGGTGAAATCCCTGGCGATCTCGAAAGGCAGATTGTCGGCGAACCGTTTGTAGACCGAGAAGATATTACGGGCCGAGCCGGACTTCTCTTCGGTGATGATCAGAGCGTTGGTGTTGGCCTCACAGATAGTGCGCAGGAAGCAGTAAGCCCCGATACCAGTGGAAGAGCCTTGCTGTCGGCCTTTCAGTTCCAGTATCCGAACCGCTCGACCTTCGGCACTCATCTTGTAAGCCATCTCGATGATCTTGACCTGGGTCTT